ATCTTACACATTATATCGTGTGCTTCAATAGGTTTCAATTGACGACCTGCTGCTGCTTTAAACTTTGCGATTGTAAAATCAAAAAGGTTAATTAATGGCTGCGGTCCTGAAGAACGACCACCCATTGTCTTAAGACGTGCACCTGCTGGACGAAGCTTCGATACATCGATTGCTGGAATCTGTCCCGCCCAAAGCATTGCAAGAAGTTCACGGTATGCCTTTGCCCAACCAGTCTTTGAATCTTCAACAACAATTATTGTTGTAGACTTTTCAAATGATTCTGGGACGGCAGGAAGTTTATTAACATACTTATATTCAACAGAGAATCCAACTCCAGTTCCACACATAAGAATGTACATTGTCTCATCAAATGATCGTGGATTATCTACTGGGACAAATGAGCAGTTGTATCCTGCAACATGGTCTCTATCAAGAGCAGCACCTGCAGTCATTACTGCTCGCATTGAAGGCATCACATTTCGGTTATAAACAGCATCTTTAAGTTCTGCAACTAACTTTTCATCTGGGGTATATCCGTAATTTTTTCCTAGGTGATTCAACATAAAGTCGAAATATCGATCTACAGTTTCTCCCCAAGTTTCTCTGCGATTCTCATCTGGAATCCATCTTGCGTATCTGGACAACGCAATAAAGTTCTCATAGGGGTTTTCAATAATTCTTGACATGTATAGCACCTTTTCTCCGCCTTGCGGTTAAATTAAAAAATTAGATAGAGTCTAATTCTAGCAAACTTTATTTATAGAGGGAAGGGGTTTAAGAAAACTTTTTAAAGATATGATCAAATGCATTATTGGTCAACTGTAACCAGTTATAATCTTTATGTATTTTAGTTGACTGAGCGTAGTAGAATCCAGAATAAGCATTAAAGTTAATAGTAACATCTCTCATAAGTTCAAGTAGATGTTGATAGTTTGGTTCATAAACTTTTCCTTCATGTGGAAATGGCCATGGAGAATCTATAAGTTGTGATTTTAACTTCAAGGGTCCGATATAGTTTTCATAATGTGCCCAACCACTTGTGCAAATTGTCGGCATGCCAGTAGCTAATGCCTGTAATGGAATAAATCCAAATCCTTCTCCATATGAAGGATAAACTAATACATCATGGTCGTGATATAACTTAACTAATTCTTCTGTTGTCATATCTGTATCTATTATATATATATTATTATATAGAACATTTGGTAAACCTAATATATTCTTATCTATATAATTATTATATATTCTAGTAGTATTATGTTTATATACTTTAAGTGTTAAAGAATAACGTCGGTCATTACCAAAAAGTTTCGCAAAAGCGTCAACAACCATTTGGCCCGCCTTTCTTGGCGCTGGCTCGCCAACATGTAAAAACTTTATAACATCACTTTCACGACGGCGGCGGGGCGCCCAAACAGGATCAATTCCATGTGGATAAACACGAACATCTTTGTATCCATTATCTGTAAAAACATTAGCACACCAATCTGATGTTGTCCATATCTCATCAACAAAACTTAAAGGATCACGCCACTTTTGAGGGATTACAGTTGATTCCCATGGAGTATAACTAATCTGATATTGATTACGATGAAGCTTAAAGTAATCTGGTTGAGAAAAGTTTAATTGAACTGGAGATTGTGCATGTTGAAATCCAACCTCATGCCCTAATTCTTTTAATGAATTAATTATTTTAGTGCCAGCATGACCGTATCCATTATTGGTTTTCATGTTAACTACAGGCGTTGAGAAGGATATTTGCATTTTATTTTCTGGTCAACTAGCTTGACAGCAATTGCCAAACAATGTTACTATTATAGTTCGTTATCTCTAAAGGAGGAAATGCCAATGGAGAATATCAAACAAAAGCTGAGCGATGTTGCTCATAGTTGGACTGTTATAGGAATGATAACATTATTCCTATTCGGTGTCCAGCCTGAAACAATGACGCCAGCAAAAGCTTTGGTTGTAAAACCAGAGACAAAAACAGAAGCACAACTGAAGAAAGAAACGCTGGAAAAATTCAGCAACACTGTGTATAAACCTTCAGAAATGCTTACCGACAAAGAGTTGCTGCAACTACTCAAGTCTGTAGGTTTTGAAGGTAGAGCCCTTAAACTGGCTTGGGCCGTAGCGAAATCGGAGTCCAATGGACGACCAATGGCGTATAACGGCAACAGGAAAACTGGAGACAGTTCCTACGGAATTTTTCAGATCAACATGCTGGGAAACCTTGGCGATGATCGCAAAGAGAAATTCGACCTGAGATCAAATGTACTACTTTTTGATCCAGTAATTAACGCAGAGATAACGTATCACATGACCCAGGGCGGAAATGACTGGAGTTCATGGTCATCCATTAAAAATGGGGCTGTTAGCAAATGGCTAGCAAAGTTCCCTAATCAATAGAGATGGAGAAAGTCATTGAAGATACAGGTAGTATCTAAATATTTGGCTTTAGCAGAAGAGGGCCTTGTGTCAAAAGTGGATTGCCCACTAGACCAAGGCCTTCTAATGCCTAATCAAACAATCGATGATAAAATTTACCTATACTGTCTTTCTTGCGATTACAAGAATGAAATAGGATTGGATTTTTATGGAAGAATGGAAGAAACAGTCAGAGGAAACTGACGGCGGCAGAATAAAAGAAACTGACGCTATGGGCAGAGAAAAATTCTGGGAAGATATAGGTAGACCCTAATGGAAGAAAATAAAGAAGATCTAGCACAAAACCTAGATATGGTTAATTACATTATGCTACACCGTATTTATGATGTAATGACAATTATTGCCAGTAAATTAGTTGGCGCTGAGGAAGTGGATAAGATGATTAAATATCATGATCAGGGATATCTCTTGGGTCCTGCCCCATCATATACTCCACAGGAAGAAAATGAATAGATTATATATCGATCAAATTACACGATATATGAACTCAGCAAGATTAGAATTTCAAAACTACTATGATGATCAAGCTATGGCAACTGGTGCCTTGCGATGGATGGTGGATAGGCTAGAAAAAGAGCTAGGAAATTGCCACGGCGTCGAAAACGGAACATGCTACTTCTACTGGAAGCATGAAGACTGCAATCGCCTAATGGCCCTTCTAGCCGATTTAACGGGCAATGATAAATATTTACCAAAACCTACTAAAGGTAGTTCTTGGGATTAAAAAGTAGTTGACTTAAAAAATAAGATATGTGATACTTAGATAGTACGGGTCGTAGCATCCCACCGTTTGCTCCCCGTGCTTACGCTTCGGCGTAGCAAGTCCCAATTGGATCCGCCTCCGATTGGGATTTGTCCTTTATATAGTGCATTGCGTCGCAATTGCAAAAAATAAGTGCAAAATGCAGTGCACGGGCGGAAGAGAAGAGAACATATACCATTTAGCGGTATAATATAAATATGGCAGTAAATCACGGAATTATTCAAATAGGTGCAACAGCTACATCACTTAGCAATTGGCACATTCAGAAATCAGAGTGTTCTCTGATCATTAAGAATATTTCCTTCAATAACGTCTATATTGGCGCAGGCCATGTAACCACTAGTAACTATGGATTTAGGCTTTTGCCAGAACAGACGCTTAGCATTACACTTGGCCCATATGATGACATCTTTGGCATAACAGATTCTTCGGCGGAAGTTTCAGTATTGGTATTGGAGAACTAATGGCAACATATATTAATGCAACATCGGGAATACCTCAGTATTCTCCTTCTACTCCCGCCTCTTTTGGTTTTGATGCATTTGGTAGAACTAAAGTATCTAATCCATATACACTCTTTGATGTTCAGCATAGATATCAATCAGGAGATGAATTTAGCGATATTACATCAGGCGGAGCATCGGTATCATATTCGGTAAATGAATCTACAGATCTTCTCAATGTGGGAACGGCATCAGGAGATAAGGTTTATAGAGAATCTAAGAAATGTTTTCCATATCAACCAGGTAAAGCTTTAACAGTTATGCAAACCTTTGTGATGGCTCCAGCTCAGACGGGGCTTCGCCAAAGAGTTGGCTATTTCTCTCGTCAAAATGGAGTATATCTACAACAAAGCGGAAGTACTGTTTCAATCATTCGCAGGACATATACAGGCGGATCACTTTCAGAAGAAACAGTAAATCAAGCAAATTGGAATGTCGATACAATGAATGGACTTGGTCCTAGTCGACTAGTTTTAGATTTAACTAAAGCACAGATTCTCTTTATGGAATTTGAGTGGCTTGGTGTAGGTTCAGTCAAAGTAGGATTTGCAATCAATGGGCAGTTTATTACTGTACACCAGTTTAATCATGCTAATATCTTGGATAAGGTATATATGACTACTGCTACTCTGCCGCTTCGATATGAGATTGAGAATACTGCAGCTACTTCAACTACCAGCACATTGAGACAGATATGTGCAACGGTTCTGTCAAATGGTGGATATGATAGAAAACCAGAGGTCTGGTCTGCTTCTCGTGCCACCCTATTTCAGAACGTTGGCACAACCTTTGTTCCACTTGCTGCAGTGCGATTGATCGAGGGCAGAATGGATTCTGTAGTGCAGATCGCAAGACTAAATGTAGCTACAACAACTAATAATTTGTTCGAATATGCACTCTTTAGAAATCCGACGCTAACTGGCGGAACATGGATTCAAAATACGCCAACACAAGATACTGAATACAATGTCACAGCAACATCTATGACTGGTGGAACTATCGTTCGCAGAGGATTTTTGGCGGGGTCGAATCAAAATAACGCTGCAACAGATCTAGAAATAGATAATAGCTTTGATCTTCAACTAGGAAGAACTAATGCAGATTCTCCCGTATCTGATGTATATTGCCTAGGTATAAGAACAGTATCATCTACTGGAGATGCTATAGGTTCTATACAATGGCATGAGCTTATTTAGATTCCCGCCCTTTTTGAGCCTCGTATCCGATTTGAACGGATGACCTATCGCTTACAAGGCGATTGCTCTACCACTGAGCTAACAAGGCATGATAGCCACGCCAATCCGTTTTTACGTCTAATGACTGCTATCTCTATTTCCTAGACTTCCAATTTAACGGACTCCTTCGACTGGAGTTCCCCGCAATTAGAGCCTGGTTGGTTTCGGAAACAGTTGCACCTAGATTAGAGGTCGAATTCTATCTAAGTCAGAGCGGATGATGAGAATCGAACTCACCCCTTCTGCTTGGAAGGCAGAGGCACTACCAATATGCAACATCCGCATTAGCTGGATCACTAGGATTCGAACCTAGGACCTAGAAGTTAACAGCTTCCCGCTCTGCCTGCTGAGCTATGATCCAATATTACAGTCGACTAGATTATTGTTTTGGATTTTTAATAAACATAAAGTATAGGACCCATATAGCAAGTCCGAAGAATAATACTTTATCCACTATCCCGCCTTTTTCTGTTTTCTAAAATGTGTTCTTTCCCTATGACAATTTGAACACACGATCTCGCATTTAGCGATTTCTTCATCTATCTTTTTTCTGCTGAGTGTTGGAACTAGTTCCATTACATTTTTATGCTTCCGCCCACGAACGTGGTCGAAGTCCATAACATAGTATGGAAAATATGATCCACAATCAGCACAAGGAGAGTTCTCCTTAAGGTTTCGCAGATACTTATAAAGTTCTGCTTTCCTTTTAGCAACTGAGAGTTTCTCACTCTTCATATGCCATTATTTTATCATGTATTATTTTACATGAATAGCTAGTTGACTACTTTTTTACTCCATTGTATAAAGGTACCGAGTCCATCAATTTGACTTTGCGGGTTGTGACATATCCGCCTTTATCGTCTAATTGCATTCTGGCGGTTTCTTCATTTTCCGCAAAAACTTGTACGATCATTTCGACCTTATAGCTGTAGCAGCTTGTATCTTCAATTTTATCCATGTGATCAGTATAGCATTTATTATTCTAGTTGACTATAAATTCAGATTTCTAAAAATGTTAATATATTTTTATTTTGTATGATGCACAGTTTTAGAATGTCCGATTTGTCCTAATACTGCGCCCATATGTGGTCTATATCACATGAATATCCTGTGACTCATATCACCAATGTCCGATTTGTTGGCATTTGTCCTGTTGAAATTGTCAGACCCCCCCTGTATAGTTATTGTTATAAGGATAAAGAAAGAAAGGTAGGTCAATACAATGACTACACTACAATATGAATATACAGTAAAGAATTTCACCTGTGATGAGTGTGGAGAATTCTCCGATGAATTATCCAATATCACTAGCGATATTGAAGATACCACTATCACCGCCCTATGCTGTGATACAGAGTATTGGGTCTATGACCTAAACCAATTAGGTTATGAGGTTATAGAGAGTGTGAGGTAACTCACACAAAATATAGGGTCTGACCCCTGAAATTGTCAGCAGCATAGGATATGCTTACAGCATAACAACTAGTAAAGGAATAGAACAGATGTTTGAAGCAATACTAACAGTGATAAGCCTAAGCGCTTTCATAACAATGACAATAGCAATACTAAAAAACGGATAAGGAATAAAGAAAATGGATAGATACTTACTAATAGAACTAGGCTCTGACGGAATTGCCTTTGAGACCGCCCAATTCGATTTCTACGCATCATGGCTAGGAATTGGAATTGCTATCGTGTCAGTGGTAGCGTATAAGATTTACAAGAACAGAAAGTAAAGGAGAATATATAAATGTATTCGTTCGATAATAATGACAACTCATACAAGTATGAGAGTATTCAACACGGCTATGAAATTGAATACTATGATGAAGATGAAATAAACCCTATTGAAATCTCTCTAGATGAAATGCTAGAATTAGAAGATGAGGCTTTGGCAGAATTGGAAGAGGCGATATAAAATGAAATGCTCTATGTGCTATGGTAGAAAGGTCATCTATGTAGGTGATCGTCATGAATATACAATAGAACCATGTGAGAGGTGTGCTAAATGATACACCTACTCCATGCCGCCGCCCTGTTGTCGCTCTGTATCGGTCTAGGCTTTGTTGTGACCTATCTCATACTCACCTAACGGCGTGTCGGCTTGACAAAAGCTGCGGCAACCCGCACAGTTGTGCGGGCGATTTATCCTTTAAGTCCATTATGTCCGATTTGCCGAAATCCTGCGACACGCCCGAAAAAAGTTTGACCAGACAAACCTGCGATTTGTGATGATTATCACAATGTCCGATTTATACCGATTTTCGATTTGATAAATGTCAGTCGCTCATGATAGACTCTCGCTATAACAAAATGAAAGGTAGGTCAAAATGACTACACTAAGAGAAATTGAAAATCTAGGCTTTAGCCTTCAGGATAACATCTGCGTATTCTGCTCAAAAACTTATGACCGCTGGAATAGCGTATGCGTATCCTGTAATGAATATAAAGGCATGATGAATATCGTGTCTGCCGTTGCTTATTATGGTCCAGACATTCTCCCTAACTAGGGAAAATGTCAGACCCCCCTGCTATAATCAATTTTCTAAAGAAAGGAAAACTAAATGAAAACTTACTCAATTCCAGACCTTCTTGTGGGTCAGACTTATTATCCTCGCTCTCTAGCGAGAAAATACCAATACGGCGAAATTACTTTCGCTGAAAAGCGTGAGGACATCTGGCTTGACGGCTATGAAGCCTACGCAATTCGCTTCAATGGTAATCGCTGGGCGACTGTCGCCGTAAAAGTCGCTGACTAAATGTCAGTGGCTTCCACTATAATCAGATTTACTAAACGAAAGGAAAACTAAAATGGATCTAAAAGAATTTAGAGACTTCATTACCGCTCAACGCTTGGCGGAAATAAAAGAAAAGCGCAACGCTAATCTCACCGCAATTTTGTCGGTGGCTAATGCTACAATTACCGAAAATGAACGAAAGGAAAACTAAAAATGAAAACAATTCACACTCTCGCTTTTGACTGCGACACCTGCTACGGAAAAGGTTGGCTTTTCTATGGCGGAAATGAGGATTACAATATTGAGCCATGCGACTGTAATCCTAACTCTGATTTTGACGGCTCTCTATTTGAAAAGGAAAATGACTAATGAAAAAAAATGTTCTAATCTCATTTATTACTGAGGCGGATACCGAAATTGAAGCCGTGTTTAATCTTAACCGAATTCTTTATAAATTATCTGATGAAGATTTAGTTAAGTTTGATGTTTTTGATGTTGTTGAGTGTGACGGAGTAAAATCGTGATGACTCGCAAAGATTATGTTGCTACCGCAGAAATTCTGCGGTATGCCTCAGACAAAACTCACCCTGCGTTATTTTCAAAAATGGTTGTAGATTTTGCGTTAATGTTCGCAAAAGATAATCCAAAATTTGATGCGAATAGATTTTATCAAGCGAGCAATTATCATGTTCCAAAATTTACCTCGCATTAAAAAAGTTTTGGAATTGCGCCGTAGCAATGCGGCGCAACCAATTCGCAATAAAAAAATTTATTCACGAAAACAAAAACACAAAAATAAATTTGACAATTAGCGAATTTCGCCCGCAAAGGAGAGTGGGGCAAAATCCAATTACGAGCAAGTTAAAAACACCCTGGATTTTGTGAGATTTATCACAAAGCTGGCGGGCAGAATAAAACTAATTTGTCAGTAACCTACGCTATAATTGCGCTATCAAACAAACGAAAGGAAAAAAATGCTAAATACAGATAACTGGGCTTTATTCCCGTTCTCCGTAAATGGAGTTAATTTTGTATCTAAACTAGATACTAATGGCTCTTTCTATCCGCAAATCTCACGCATGCCTGCCGAATTGGTAGAAATGATTAATCGTGACGCTATCTCCGAATTAGTAGGCGACCCTACTAAAATGACAACCGAGGAATTACAGGCAGAATTAGACGCTGTAAATCTAGGTGCAACGCAGGCTATTTTAGCCCTTGCCTAAATTGTCGGTGGGTAGGTGTATAATCTACCCACCACTAAACGAAAAGGAAATAAATAAATGATAGCAACCGCAACCGCTCTTATTCAGGCAACTGAAGAAAGTATTTTTGATGACGAGGCTATGGGCTTCGCTCAATTTATCACACACTCTTACAAAGAATTAGATGATGAACAATTAGCCAAAGCGTTATTCGTCTATGCTTCTATGCTAGCAAGCACCGCAGTAGATAAGGCTACTAAAGTATTACTAACTGAAAGTCAAGTAATAGAACTAATGGCTACTATTGACGAAATGGATAGCCTAAGAAATGAGGTGCTAAGTGGGGAGTAATTTCGCAACCGATTTAGCTGACTATGATTTAGGATTAGATTTATCTACTGCTATCTCAATTCACCTAACTTCTAATCATTACCCGCCCGTTCCTACTAGCATGGTCTTGCCGTGTATTGAGGCACTAGAGGCTTATTGGGAAGATGAAACTGATCGTGAGATAAAGATGCCCGAAGGCGTATCATACAAAGGATTAGATACAGCACCCGCTTGGGCTATCATAGAACAACACCACCTAGAGGCGTGGCTCTAAAATGTCGGTGGGCTATGCTAGGATAGCCTTCCACAACTAACGAAAGGAAATAAACAAATGGCAACTCTGGAAATCGGACAGACCTACACAACCACTAATAGTGGAGTAGTAGGCGTAATCAAGGCAGTAGATAATCACCCTTCAGGTGTAAATCGTATTCTGCTTGATGTCAATGGCAAGGAACGCTGGACTAGCGCACCTGCTAAATAACTAAATAGGCGGGGGATACAATGTCAGTATCCCCTGCTATAATTCCCATAACTAACTAACGAAAGGAAAACAAATGGCTAGAAATGGTAAATCCATAAATGTCAAGATTGCTACAAGCAAAGTAATCAAGGCACTTGAAACTAAGTTAGCGCAAATCCAAAAGGATAAGGCTAATCAAAAAACCAATGAGGAAAAGTTCTCAAAGGCGCAAGAAAAGTATAACAAGGAGATTGCTAAGTTAGCACTTGATAAAATTGCTAAAGCAACAGACTTGGGCGCTCATACAAGATACAATGGCGACATAAATGTATCTTTCACACTACCAAAGGGAGTAATTGACCTTCCTGCTGAACCTGAGAAGGACTTTGAAACCTTCCATGAGTGGCAATACAAAGAAATGGTAGATGAAATTGAGAACGCTATCCGTATTCTCAAAATGACCGATGAGGAAACAGTAAGCACTTCAACTTACAACTCTATCGCTCGTTATCTCTAATAAATTGGGGGCTAGACAAAATCTAGCCCCCTATGTTAGAATACCTTTAGCAAACGCTAACTGACCTGAGCAAGTCAATGCTAAACTGCTCAACCAAAATCCCTACTAACAGAAAGTAAAAAATGCGAAATCGTTATCGTATTGAAATCTATGACGACATAAAACAAAATGATTTGACTTTGTTTTCAGATGACGGCATAGATAAAGACCACCTAACTGAATTGGTATTCTCTAATCTAAACCAATTCTCTGGTAATGTCAGAGCCTTTGTTTATGATAAACAAAAGAAAAAGAAAACTGTGGCATTATTTTTGCCAATGGCAACTGTAAATAAATATAAACCTAAGCAATTGACTAGAATTGAGTTAGGTTTAATCTAAAAGCTTGGGGCGGGTTTGAACTGTGTAATCATCTAGATCCCCGCCCCATCTAATTTTGGCCCGCAAAAGAGTGGGGGCGTTTGTCAAGTTACGACACGTGTGATTTTTCCCACAAAATTTGGGCGTGTCTAAATAGAAATTGTCAGTAGTTTAGTTTATAATAGCGGCATATCGAAAGGAAAACTAAATGATTAAAGTCTCTTGCTTATATTATGATATCTGTGGCACCGCCACCTATTTTGTCGATGAGGCAGAATATGAAGTCTATGGCGATGATTGGGCATGCTCCGAATGCTTAGATACTGTTGCCGAATTCGCTGTCGGTATGTGGTGATAGAATGACCTCTATGAAACTAAAACGCTCTAATGACCGTAAAGTGGCTAACGCTGTTAGCCCTAACGGCAAGACACCTACGATTGCTAATACTTTCGGCCTGCCTGCAGGTAAAGAATATTCATGTCCTGGAGCCACTAGTATCTGTGAAAGCGTATGCTATGCAGGTAAATTAGAGAAAGTATACAAGGGCGTAAAGGCTGTTCTATTGCATAATTGGGAATTGCTACGCAATGCAGATATCGAAACAATGGTCTCTCTTCTAGATGAGATGATTGTCGAATTCAAGGCGGACTGTGATAAGAAGTCTGCAGATAAATTATTCCGTATCCACTGGGACGGCGATTTCTTTAGCGATACTTATGTATATGCATGGAAGACTGTTATTGAGAAACACCCTGATATTCAATTTTGGGTTTATACTCGTGTCTCTTCTGCCGCCGTTATTCTAAAGGGAATTGCTAATCTATCTCTTTATTATTCGACGGATGATGAGAATAAAGATATTGCTAAAGAATTGCGTACTAATCACGGTACACGCCTTGCATATCTAGGAAAGACTTTCGCTGTCACCGAAACAACAATGAAAGAATTGACTGGTAAAGTAGGAGCAAAGTGCCCTGAGAATGCTAAACGAATTCCATTAATTAGCACTAACGGTTCCGCTTGCGTATCGTGTGGGCTCTGCGTATTTAATAAAGCAGACATAAGATTTTCTGCGAGTAAAAAATGACTAAGCCATATGCTGTGCACGAATTGCAACAATTAATTTGGGAGGACGTCATGGACCATGGCGAATGCTTCTGTCAACTATGCAATGCGCTAGATGTAATTAATGAATATATGAGCTGATCGGGCCCGCAAGAACTGTGGGGGGCGAAGCCCTGTTACGTCAAGTCGTAAATATCCCTGGATTTTGTGAGATTGCTCACAAAATAGCACATAGACCTAATCTGTTGCCAAATGTCGGACCCGTATAGTATAATTCAGGAACTAATCAACTATCGAAAGGATAAATTCATGGCTCATAACCTTGAAACAAATGGCAACGATGTTGCCTTTGCTTTGCGTGGAACTCCCGCATGGCACAATCTCGCAAACAGAATCTTCGCACAAGATGAAACTGTTTCAACTCAACTCATGCTTGATGAGGCTAAACTTTCCAATTGGAATGTTACGCTTTCTCCTGTGTCCGATTTCATTCCAGAATCTTGGAATGATTCTTCTAACTCACAATTAGTTACTAGAACTAATCCGTTTCATGGCGGAACTGATGTTCTATCAACTGTTGGTGCCCGCTATAAAGTTGTTCAGAATGAAGAACTATTTTCATTCGCTGACAATATCCTAGACGGCGATTCTCGCTGCGCTTGGGAATCTGCTGGTTCATTGAAGAATGGTAAAGTCGTATTCGGCTCTCTTACTGTTCCCCGTGAAATGGTACTAGACCCTAGCGGTGCTAACGATAAGACTAAACTTTATCTTATTGTATGGACATCACACGACGGCTCTGTTGCTGTTCAGGCAGCAATTACACCTGTTCGTGTTGTATGCCAAAACACTCTAAACCTAGCAATGAAAAATGCTAAACAGTCTTTCAAGATTCGCCATACTCAAACGGCGGAGGGAAAGATTCAGATTGCTCGTGAAACTCTTGGTCTAACTCTAGGCTATTTCGATTCATTCGAAAAAGAGGCTCAAGCGTTATTCAATGCTGAGATTACTGACAAGCAATTTCAGGATATTGTGAAAACAATTTATCCTAAGCCTGCTGAATCGGATTCAAAATTGGCTAAGACAAAATGGGATAACAAGGTTGTTCTACTCAATGACCTTTACCATAACTCTCCGACCAATGCTAACATCAAGGGTACAAAATGGGGTGCTTTCAATGCGCTTACTGAACGCCTTGATTATTTCCGCCCTACTCGTAAGAGTAGTTCAGAATCTAAATGGGCTTCGGCTTCAGGATTCGACCCAATTATTACTGCTGAGAAGAATAAAATTCTTCAAGTTGTAAAATCATTCTAAGAATGAATGGGCCCCGAAAGGGGCCCCACTTAGGCCCCTTGGCTTAGCTAGGTTAAAGCGCCACCTTGTCACGGTGGAGATCACCAGTTCAAATCTGGTAGGGGTCGCATAGCGCCCGCAGATGTGAAACCCAAAAAAGATTGTTACGACAAATGGGCGGAATCCCTGGATTTTGTCAGTCGGGTCCGCTATAATACTCCACATAACAACGAAAGGAATAAAATGGAAACAGTAACACAGGAACTATATAACCCACATGCATTCATTGCTGTGCGTCGTATCAATTCCGAAACACAGGAAAATACATTTCCTCTATATAAGGCTACAGATATTGAAACTGTTCTTAATAGAATTAATCTATTGGAGCAACGTATTGAGCACCAAGAAAAGCAAATCGGTCAAGTTATCAATAACCTAACAGTCGATAATTGGTTTTCAGATTCAGTAGAGAAAGAAGAAGTTCTTCGTGACCTCTGCGTAATCTTTGACCATGAGCCAAAGCAAACAATGAACTGGACTGTAACTCTTACAGTATCAGGAAGCACGGAGGTAGATATTACCGAAGTTAGCGACTTTGATATTCGTTACCACCTAGCAGACGGTCTCTCAGTTGACTCAAATGATTTCGATACTAATGTCGATTCATGGGACATTGACTTGGTTGATAGTCAGGATTGGGAATAATGTATTATCAACTGCAGGCACCTAATACCGCCGCCCTCAAAGCGGCGTATTGGGAAGCAGAGTTTGCTGGACTTGACCCATATTGGATTGATTCTAATGTATTTGATATTGGGACGGGTAATATAGAAAAAGTCTCAGCCTTGATTTCCAAGTATAAGTTAGATATACTAGTGGAGACAGAACATCAGCCAACAGGCTACAGGAGGTAGTATGGACTACAAAGATGGTTTTGAAGATGGCGTTAAATTTACTCGTGAAGTAATTATTGCCAATATCCGTGCATGGGCAGCAGACTGCATTGACGGCAGCGAAGGACAAATCATGGACGATATCGCAGACAAAATCGAATTTGGGACATTGAACAATGACCTCTGAGGATCTAACTAGATGGATCAAATGTGATTCATGTTCCGCTCAAGCTCTATGGCTTGTGCGTGGGACAAGCGGTGAACTGTATTTTTGCGGGCACCATAAGAATAAATTTTCCGAGACCATTGACAAATGGGCCTACGAAATAGTAGACTTGGACAAGAAGGAAGAAACACCACAACTAGAAAAGGAAGAGGTATAACGGTGGGAGATAGAGCAAATTTCGGTTTCGTACAGCCGAATGGAGAAACAATTGTACTATATGGACATTGGGCAGGATATCATATGCTTGCCAATCTGGCAGAGGCGGTTGCAAAAGCACAGCCTCGTTGGTCGGACCCCTCATATGCAACACGTATCGCAATCAGTAATTTGATTGGAGACGGGTGGTCTATGGAAACTGGATGGGGCCTACATGTAAATGAAATTGGCGATAACGAGCACAAGATTGCTATCGTCGACTTTACACAGATGACATTCAGTCTACACGAAGAAGACTCATTCTATAACTTGGACAA